GGTCGGCACGTCCTTGATTGCCTGATAGATGATGCCATCGGCGCCCAGCACGCCCTGCCCGGCCTTGTAGACCTCGCCCGGCTTGTAGGGCATGGAATCTGCCAGGTCGGCAATGTTGTCGATCTGCTGCTGCAGCTGAGCCTTCGTATCAGCCAGCGAGGCATCCACTTCGGCGATCTGGTTGTTCAACTCGGTGCGGACTTCCCCAACACGCTCATTCACGGACCCAGGGCCGTTGCCGTCGATCCTTTCGATCTTCGACAACAACGCTTGGCCAAGCGCGCTCTCTGTCAGTTCACCCGCGATTTGCTCGAGGATGTCGCTCGCATCGGAGCTGGCCGCGCCCATGACACCGATCACCTCCGGATACCACGGGCCGATGTTGCCAGTACGATCCACAAGGCGCGCCCAGAAAAAGAACGTCTGCCCGGCACGCAGCCCCTGCATGACGTATTCGGCCTGCGGATATGCCAGGTCAGACAGTTTCGTTGCTGCCTCAAGATTGTTTGCTTGCGCGTACCAGATTTCGGTCCGCTGCGTGTCTTCCGCGCCTGTAGGAAAAGTCCAGTTGAGGCCAATACCGAACAGCAAGCTTTCGGCGCTGAGCCCGGTAACCGCAGGTGGAAGGCCGTTCTTTCCGTCCAGTTTTGTGAGAATCGAATTGCGCCAGTTCGACGTGATATCGAATGCACTTACGGCCCTCACTCTGGCCAAATAGGAGCCGGCGTAGATGCCGGTAACGTCGACGCTGTAGGTGCCTGTACGCGGCAACCTGATCCAGTTCCCGCTGTCCTTGCGCCACTCCACGTCATAGGACACGGCGCCGGAAACCGCCGGCCACTCGATGGTCATCGTGTTAATAGCGATTCCCTGGTTGATCACATGGTTCGATCGCACAGTTACGCTTGCCGGTGCCGGTACGACGGTAATCGGGATGACGCTGATCGGGCGCTCCTCCAAACGAGCGCCGGTGTCGATGTAGGCGAATTTGCTTGGGTTGTACTGGAGTGCGGTGATGGCGTATTCACCCTCAGCGCTGCGCTTGGTGCTCAATACCCGATACAGCGGTATAGCCAGGTCATCTGCATCCAGAGCCCACTGCAGCTGGGGCGTTGGCGCCTCACTGTATGAAGTCGTCACGGTGATAGCGCGTCCCTCCACGGCCTGCACCGTTCTTCCCTCAGCCTTGCCGCTGGGCAGGTTGATGATCAGCCTGTCCCCGGCTTTGGCCAGCGTGTCCCGGTCCAGCGTCACAACGCGGCCGACGGCCGAAGTGATACGTCCGCCGATCTCGCGGCCCGCCAAAAGCGAGTCAGCGATTGGGATGATGTAGCCGGGCATAGGGATTGCTCCCTCCAGCCCCGTGGCAAAGCTGACGGTTCGATCCTGGTTGTTGCTCAGTACAACCCACTTACCACGGCGCTGAGCCTCAGACGCGCGGGTGCAGCCGATCGCCGTCAACTCCGTCGGCTTATCGCCGAATCGACGTTGCAGATCCAGATCGGCATACGGGATGACGTCTGTGTCGTAGTTGTTGTCTGGATTGTCGTAGCTGACAATTGCGCGGGTGTATCGGGTCTTTGCTGATGCGCTGCCGTAGCTGAACTTCCCATCAATCACGTTCGATCGCGTGAATACGTAGTCGAAGTCTTGGGCGCGCGGCATATCAGCCTGCATCACCAGCTGACCTTGAGCCCAGTAAGTCATGCCCCGGTAGATCCCGGCGATGTCGCGCAGCAGGGACCACGCCTCGGCTTTGCCTTGCAGGTTCATGTCGCACAGAAATCGCGGCTCCATGCCGCCGACGCCGTTCGGCACCGCCTGATCACAGTACTGAGAAATCCGGTAAAGCTCCCACTTGTCGACCATCCACGGCTTGATGCGCTTGCCCAGGCCGAAACGGTCCTCAGTGCAGACGCCGTAAGTCACCCAGGCTGGGTTGTTGGTCCAAGCCTGCTTCATGGTCCCGTCCCAAGCGCCCAAATAGGTATGGGCTACCGGGTCGTAATTGCTCGGCACCTGCCATTTGCGGGCTTTGCACTTCACAGTGACAGCTGGAATATTGGTGAACTGCTCGGCGTCAAATTCGATATAGAGCAGCGCCGTGTTCGGATAGCGCAGCTTTGCGTCGATGACCTCTGTCAGTCCGGCGACGAACATCGTGTCGGAAATCTTGTTGGTGTTCTGGTTCGGCGTCAGGCGGCGTACGCGGATCTGCCAGCCGGCGGCCGCGGACGGCAAGTCGATGCGGCGGGAACGTTCGTAGCGTGTGGTCGTCTTCCCGTCCACCGCTTCGCTCAGCACCTGCTGGTAGCTGCCACCGTCAGTGGCTACGTCGATCGCGTACTCGACGCGGTAGCCGCCAACATTCCCTTCATCGTCCTGCTGCTGCAGCACAGGCCATGCAAGGCGCACGCGCACAGCTGACAACTGAGTGTTCGTGATGGAGCGGACCCAGGGCGAGTCGCTGCGCAGCTCAACGTTGACGGTTGTCTCGTTGTCGACCGAAGGGATGCCGGGAATGTACGACTGGTCTACCGAGCCGTGGCGCCACTCCCACTTCACGTTCTTGAAATTGACATTACCGCTCGCGTCATTGATCGGCGTGTTGTCGAGATAGATATCCGCAGCAGTCGGGGTGCCTTCGAACTCGCCCTCACCCACGGCAATCAGCAGCTTGGCCAAGTTTGTAGAGCGCAGGCTGTCCGATGCTTCTGTGGACGCTTTCGGGCTGGAGCTACCGCCCTTCTCGCCGTGAATGTCGATCTTGAGTGCTGCGCCCATGCTTTTCTCCAGGCATAAAAAAAACGCCTCTCGGGCGGCTTGGTCTTGCGGATGTGATTAAGTTTTGTCTTCGGCGTAGATCGATGCAGAGATGATCGCCCCGCCCCAGCGCCTCTCTCCGATGCAGATCGGCACAGGGTTGCCACTGGCGGTAGTGTTCTTTGCGCTGCCGAATGCATAGGACGGCTGGTTCTCAGGCGCCGCGCTCTGCTTAATGCCTCCGGCTTGGGGGCTGAGCATCTGGATCACGCCACCAGCCAGCAGCGCGATGCCAGCGGGTGCCGTGGGCGCGCCGAAGAAGCTCGCAGCGATCAGCACCACGCCGATGATCGTTTGAATGATCCCGCCGCGCTTGCTGCCGTGCAGCACCGGCACCACTCTGACCTCGCGTGAGCCGCCCAGGCCGAAGCCTTCTTCGCCGACGTTCTTGCCGTTGCGGAAGATCGCGAACCGCATCCCGAGACGGTCAAGGCGTCGGATCTCGGCAGCGAAGCCTTCCAGTGTCGCCTTCAGGGCTTTGAACACCTCCCAGGTCTGGCCGGAGTCGATCTGCCTGCGGTGCACCCTGCCGAACTTGCGGGCCAGTGATCCAGACAGCTTGATCGTGGTCATGGGTGAGTAGTGAATGGCTGCCATGTGTTTCTCCGGACATTAAAAAACCGCCCGAAGGCGGCTTCATGTTCACAGTTCAAAAACCGTTTCAGTCAAGGATTCGAACCGTATTTGGATCGGTAATCATTTTCGAATTTTTTACATACAGCCTCGATTACCTCTACCTGGTCTGGATTGCTGGACTGCTTGGCCTGCTCTTCTCTGCAAAGCTCAATCGCAGTCTTTGCCCGCCTCTTCTCCATCATTTCCGGATCATTTTTGATAATGGTTCCCCATATGAGCATCGCCGCTAAGGCAAGCAACAGTCCGAGAATAATTTTCCAGATCATTTGAGACTCCATTTCAGATGGTCCAATCTACCACCACGAGCGGGCGGGAAAAAGAAACGGAGTGCCAGATGTCAACAAAAGAGCCAGCACCAGAGAGCGACAATGACTGTGTCTTTTCGTCGGCTACAGTATGCTTCGTTCCCAGGGCTTTTGCTGCGAACACGCTTGCTAACCTAGGCCTGGTGGGTACGCTCTGCAAATACGGCGACAAACAGTTTCGGCGAATCACGAAGCTGAAGTGCGACCTATATTTCCCCGCAGGAACGTTTGTAACTCTTGATCAGGGTGGGAACATAGACAGCATTCATACCTGGTCAGACATCGGCCAGCTCGACCTGGCCTTTAAGGACTACCTTAATTTCCTGATGGACGTCCGGCGGATATATGAAGGCCAGGGCACATACAATAAAAAGCTTGAAGCCATAGAGGCCATGACTACCAGCAAGGGCCGCCAAGGAACGTCCTACGGCTACTTCATCTCGAAGC